GGGGAGGACCCCCATGTCTTTATAGGGAGTATCTCCCCTAGCATGGCGGTAGTGACCCAACCAGGGCCGTGTATGGGCCAACCTGAACAGGACTCATGACTAACGTAACCAGAATTAGAAAACCCTTACGGGGGCTAGCTACGCCACGGCTTCACAGCCCATGGCTAAAGGGCCCAAGTCGCGGTAAAGAAGTAAGTGATCTAGCAGACTCTATTGGCCTGCCGCTTTTACCTTGGCAACGCCTAGTGCTAGATGACATGCTGACTTACGATAAGAAAACGCAACTGTTTAGGCGCAAGACCATACTCACCATGTGTGCAAGACAAAACGGTAAGACTCATTTAGCGCGTATGCGTATTTTGGGTGGCCTATTCCTTTTTGGCGAGCGTAACCACATAATTATTAGCTCAGCACGTGCGATGGCACTTACTACTTTCCGTGAAGTAGCCGAGGCTATAGAAAATAGCCCGATCCTAAAGAAGGAGCTAAAGACCATACGCTATGCAAACGGTGCTGAGGCTATTGTGTTGAAGTCTGGCGCTCGTTTAGATGTTAGAGCTGCTACCCGAGACTCAGCCCGTGGAGCTAGTGCCGATTTCCTATTCATAGATGAAATGCGCGAAATCGATCCTGTGGCTTTTGCAGCTGCTACCCCGATAACTAGAGCAAGGGTAAATAGCCAAACTATGTTAGCTTCAAATGCTGGCGATGCGTTTAGTGAAACTTTAAACAGCCTGCGTGAGCGTGCCATGTCTAACCCACCTGAATCATTTGGCTTTTACGAGTACAGCGCACCACAGTTTGCCAAGATAGATGATCGTAAAGCGTGGGCGATGGCTAACCCTGCACTAGGCACACTCATCAGCGAGGAAGCGCTAGCTGAGGCCATGGTGACGCAAACGGTGGAGCAGTTTAGGGTTGAGTCGCTATGTCAGTGGATTGACAGCCTTCAATCGCCTTGGCCGCATAACGCCGTCGAGGATACAAGCGATATAACGCTAAAAATGTCACCTGGACCCCTTACTGTATTTGCCTTTGACGTTAGCCCTAGCAGGCGCGATGCAAGCCTAGTAATGGGCCAGTTATTGCCTAGTGGCAAAATTGGTATAGCTGTATTAGAAACTTATACCAGCCAGATAGCCGTAGATGAGTTAGCTATAGCTGCATCAATCAAAAAATGGTGCGATCTATATTTCCCACGTTTAGTGTGCTTTGATAAATACACAACTGCCTCAATAGCTCAGCGCCTACAAAATAGCGGCGTACAGACCAAGGATATTAGCGGTGCTGCCTTTTATACGGCCTGCTCAGATTTCCATGATGCCCTGAGTAACTTTAGAGTCGTACACAGTGGCCAAGAAGCTTTAGTGCAACAAATGGCCAACTGCGCTGCCAAAATTTCACCTGACGCGTGGCGAATTGTGCGCCGTAAATCGGCTGGCCCTGTAGATATACCTATTGGCCTTGCTATGGTAATCCATGTACTAGCCCAGCCAGTCAATGAGGCAAAAATATACGCTTAGCGACACGCCGAGGCATAACCTGAAATATGCTTGACAAAATGAAAAAATGCCCCACATGGGATTACTGCAGACTCTAGGCATTAAGCGTACTGATGTAACTGCCCAGCTAGCCCCTGCCATTATGAACACTGGCTACGGTGCAGGCGTTTATAGCTTCAATTCAGGATTATCTAATTTTGGCATGGGAATGGATCGCAACACGGCGCTGCAAGTGCCAAGTGTTATGCGATGCCGTAACTTAATCGCAGGTGTTATATCTTCTATTGATTTAGAGCTGTACAAAAAATCGACAGGTGTAAAGCTAGAATCTCCATTGTGGTTAGACCAGCCAGATATACGCCAACCACGTAGCGTAACTATTGCTTACACAGTTGATTCATTATTATTTTACGGCGTTGCATATTGGCGCGTTACTTCACTTTATGCCGATGATGGCAGGCCCTCAGGTTTTGAGTGGATATCTAATACTCGCGTTACTGTTACAACTAATCAATACGGCGATCAAGTAGATTATTACTCAGTCAATGGCGAGCGCGCTCCTATGTCAGGAATTGGCTCGCTCGTAACTTTCCAATCGTTGCTACCTGGAGTGTTAGAAGTCGGTGGCCGTACTATTCAAGCCGCTTTAGATATTTGTAAAGCTGCATCAATAAGTGCCGCCACGCCCCTAGCGACGACTGTGCTGAAAAATACAGGAGCTGACCTGCCTGAGGCACAAGTAAGCGGCCTACTTGCAGCATGGAAAGCAGCACGTGCATCACGATCTACTGCATATTTGACTAGCACTCTTGAAGTGCAAAATATTGGTTTTAGCCCTAAAGACATGATGTATAACGAGGCATCACAATATTTAGCAACAGAGATAGCACGCCTTATGAACGTGCCAGCGTATTACATCAGCGCAGACATGAATAACAGTATGACGTATCAAAATATCTTAGATGGCCGTAAAGAGTTTGTGGCCTACTCTTTACAGCCATTTATTTCTGCTATTGAAAACCGTCTTTCAATGGATGACATAACAGCACACGGCAACGTAGTGCGGTTTGCAATAGATGAGACTTTCCTACGTGCAGATACTGCAGCGCGTTTGGATGCAATCGAAAAGATGCTCAACCTTGGCTTAATTGATTTACAGCAAGCGCAATCTATGGAACAACTAAGCCCTATGGGTCTAAGTGAAGGAGTGGGTACAAGTGATCTTAACATTTAGCAGCAACATTGAAGCGAGCGATACAGAGCGCCGCATTATCGCTGGCAAAATCGCGCCATACGGTGAAGTAGGAAACACAAGCGCAGGCGCTGTGGTATTTGCTGAGGGCAGTATTGCAATACCTGATGTAAATAATATTAAGTTACTTATGAGCCATGACAATACAAAGCCAATAGGTCGCATGCAATCAATGCGATCTGATAAGTCAGGCGTTTATGGCAGCTTCAAAGTAAGTGCAAGCTCACGCGGTACAGATGCGATTTTGTTAGCCCAGGAACAACTTATGTCAGGCTTATCCGTCGGTGTTGAAGTTACAGCATCGAAGCCACAGAAAGATTATCTCCTGGTCACTGCGGCTGTTTTGAAAGAAGTTAGCTTGGTCGAAAGCCCAGCATTTACTTCTGCCGCAGTGCAAAAAATTGCAGCGCAAGCTGGCGATATGCCAGTAGAGGCTGCTTCAACAAGTACCAAAGTAATTACGACAAGCACAACAATCAATAGCACAACAACCGAAACCGAAACCGAAACCGAAAGTGAGGATGTCATGACGACAGCCCCCGATCAATCAGCAACTGAGGCAGCATCTGCTCCAGAACAAGCTGCACCTACCGTAGAGGCAGCGCGTCCAATCATCCGTCCATCAGTACTCAACAGCCAGACTGTGCGTACTCCTATTATCAACATGGGTTCATACACTGAACACAAAATCAAAGCAGCACTAGGTAATGACGATTCAAAACTTTATGTAACTGCAGCAGATGATGATTTTTCTACAAACCCTGCATTTTCACCAACTCAATACCTTTCAGAGTTTCCAACGAATACACGTTTTGGAACTCCATCTATTGATGCATGTTCACGTGGCGTATTGCCAGCAAGCGGCATGACAATCAACGTGCCATCACTCGTTACATCTGCAGGCGGTCAATCAGGTGTTGCACCTGTTGTAACTGTTGAGGCAGAAGGTGGCGCTGTTGCAAATACAGGGACTGTGACTCAGTATTTAAGTGGGTCGATATCCAAGTACAGCGGCATGAACACCATATCTATTGAGCTTTTAGAAAGAAGTGATCCAAACTTCTATGCTGAACTTACAGCACAACTACAAAATGCCTACTTAAAAACCTTAGATACCACTGTTAATGCGGCCTTGGTTACTGCGGGTACTGTTGCAACAACTGCACAGGCTGCAACATCTGCAGGCATTATTGGTTACGCATCAGAAGCTGCACGTCTTGTTTATGAGGCTACTGGCTACTATGCACAGAACTATATTGCTAACGGTTCACAATGGCAGCTACTTATGGGTGCATCAGATACAACTGGCCGCCCAATTTATTCTGCATCACAACCAATGAACGCAGGCGGACTTACACAACCTGGTTCAATCCGTGGAAATGTACTCGGGTTGGATTTATTTGTGGATAAGAATTTTGCAGCTACAACAACTGTTGATGACTCAGCAATTATTCTTGCACCTGAGGCATTTACTGTGTACCAGAGCCCACAGGCTTACATGTCTGTAAATGTTGTATCTAACTTGCAGGTTCAGGTTGCGATCTACGGCTACATGGCAACTATTGCCAAGATGCCTAAGGGAATCATCCGTTACAACTTCACCTAAGCAATAACCCTAATAGTGGGTAGGGCCTTAGCCCTTGGCCCTACCTACCTAGAGTAAGGAGTACCGAAATGGCAGCAACGTATGTAACCATGGCCGAGTTAAGAAGCAATCTCGGAATCGGAACTTTATACTCGGACAGTACAGTTGAAGAATGTTGTCAGACTGCCGAGGACTTACTCAATAGCTATCTTTGGTTTGATTCCGTACCTGTAGTTGGGACAGCGTTAGTATCTAACGTAGCTACAGTCATGTTGGCCAGCCCTGGT